TCACCGCACCCGCCCGCTCTGGCTTGCCTCGATCCGCTGCAGGATCTCGCGCGTCACCCGCATGTCTGTGGCGAGGCTGTTGAGCGTGCTTTCCACCGCCCGCATGGCCGTCGCCGAATCTGTCGCCTGTTTCTCGACATTGCCGATGCGGAATTCGTGATTGTCGATCAGCCGCGGCAGCGCCTCGAGGCTCGTCACCCGCTTGTCGATCCGGTCGATTGCGGCGCGATTGGCGGATTGACCGTCCGTCAGCCGCGCCCATGTCGCCCCCCATGCGGCGATGCCGCCGGCGAACCCGATCAGGATCACGATCGTGTTGAGGTTCCATTCCCATTTCCAGGCTGGTGCCTTCACCGTGCTCATGTCGCTGTCCTCGCTCAAGCCCCTGCCCCTTCAATCTTCGAGATGCCCTGTGGTTCGATCGGCGAAAGTCACTTCCGGCAGGCGGCATCCCGCGCGCACTGGCGGTTATTGGAGGCGATCGACGGACCGGCCGTCGCATCCTGCGATGCCGCCCGCGCCGCAGCGGGATCGGCAAACCGCACGAACTGATAGCCGGCGCCGTTAGTCGCAAGCCTCGGCTGGCAACCCGCTGTCACGCATGAACACGAGACAGCGATCACGATCCGAAAGACGATTGAACTCCGCATTGTTCTTCTCCATTTGCGTGATGCGCTGCCCGGCCTCTTTCGCCGCTTCGAGCCGCCCGGCGTCCTTCCCGTCACTCCGGCCGGCGAGATAGACCGGTCCGGAGACGAGCAGCGCACCAGCGAGCGCGCCGGCGCCGAGTTTGATCCAGTCGAGAAGGCCGAACATCAGAACAAGACCCATATCGAATGCGCGAGCCACGCCGCGCCGGCGAGTGCCGCGGCAGGGCCTTCGAAGCCGAAAGCCCATTCGCTGGGGATCGGACGCATCATTTCCGCGTACACGCGAATGATCGTCCAGCATACGCAGCCGACGATCAGTAGAACGGGCAGGATGAAATCAGCCATCACTCAGTCCTCGTCAAAATCGGGCAGGTCCACCGTCTGGCCGGCCAGCACATGGGTGCAGTCATTCAGGAATTGAATTCGGCCATTGGTGATAAAGGAGTGGCAGACGAGGGGCCTTGGCTCGAATGGCTTGCCAGCCATGACGTCCGCGTGCTCCTCATCCGTGAGCGGTTGCGTCCATCGCACCAGCACGGAAGGCGTGAACGTCGGGCGCTCCGGGTCGCCGTTGTATCCCCAGCGCGGCCCCGGTCCCTCCCCTACGCCCACCTGGTGCGCACCATCGCAGCCAGGGCACCAGAACATCAGCCGTCCGCCCTCGACGCTCCGCAGCTTCCTCGAGATCGCAGCCATCACTCAGCCCTCCACGCCGGCGCGGATTTCCCGCACGGCGGCGACGATCTGCCCGCGCAGGAGGATGATCAGCGCGAGCGCGACCAGCGAGACGCCGCCGATCGCCAGCACCGTCTGCCACTGTCCACCGAGCAAGGCGGTCATGGTTGTGCCGATCACGCTGCTAAGCCCGACGAGCCAGCTCGTGCGGTCGGCCTTCGTCTTCACTTCGGTTTCCACCTTCGGCGGCAGCACGGGCTTTTCCTCGACAACCGGGGAAGCGCTCACCTCCGGCCGCGCCGCCTCGCCGGGCGTTAGCGCCAGCAGCGCCTTTTGCAGCGCCGCCCGCGTCTCCGGACCGACATCGCCGTCGACCTCGATGCCGGCCGCCTTCTGGAATGTCATGACCTCGCTCGGATGGTAGCCGAGCAGCACCAGCGAGACCCGCGTCAGCCGCTCCACCCGGTCGGCGAAGTTGGTCTTGCCGCCGTTGATGCGCTTGGTGATCGTCTCCACGTCGCCGCGATCGGCGAGGATGTTGAGAGACTTGCCCGTCGGGTTGCCGATATGCCAGTACCAGAGCGGCCCGAGGCCCTCCCATGGGTCGGTATTGATCAGCTCCGGCTGCTTTTCGAAATCCGGAGGATTGAGGCCGATCGACCGGCACCATTCGAGGAATGCCCTGTAGTTACCCCTGCCGGTGATCTGCATCATCGTCCGGCCCATGAATTTCTTGCCGTCACCGTCCTTCGCCGAGGTGTTGCCGAGGTCGGTGCGCGTGTCGTAGCGCGCCTGCGCCTTCGTCGGTCCCCAGATTTCCCGGTCGTAGCGAAAGTCTCCGCTCTCGTGCATCACCTGGGCGAGAAACTGCGCCAGCCGGTGCGGCCGGTCCAGCCCGACCTTGGCCCCGTATGTGTCGAGCGCCACGATGAGCGACGTCATGTTGGCCTCGTTCACGCGTGACTTTGCAGCCGCACGCAGCTGCGCCGGCGAGATGATCCCGGTCATGGGTGGTTCTCCTGAGGAATGGTGAAGTTGGATCAGTGGGCGAGAATGTCAGCGCGCACCCTTGGTAGCACTACCGTCACGGTGTTGATGTTTTTGTCGGGCTGTGGGATAGGGCTAACGAATGCCCTCTATTGAGATCGGCTTATGCCAGTCGCGCTACATATCGGCATCCAAAAGACTAGGAGCTACGATGAATCTGCGATTTGAACGATTCTGGCGCCACGACAGGATAGTCGTCTGCGCCACACAACGATGCGGCTCTACGATGGTGTGCGAAGATATTTCGTCAACATCTGTAATGGGGAAACCTGAGGAATATCTCCTGCGATGGGATCCTGTCAAAAAAGAAAACTGGCAGGAGTTTTTCAATATTACCAAAGATATCAGCAGGACAGAAAACGGAATATTCGGCATAAAGCTGATGGCAAATCAATTGAGCAAGGTGGATGCGTGCTTTGCAACGTTTATTGATCCGAATGGCGCACGAAGTTTCCCTCATTTGATCGCCGCAATGCCCTATGCTCTATGGGTATGGGTAAAACGTCGTGATACCCTTGATCAGGCGATATCGCATTACGTAGCAAAATCGAGAGGATACTTCCATACGATCAAGAAACAATCTGGGTTCGTCCCAGGCAGTGCAGTTACTGAGAACGGTTTTGCCGCGGTTGACAAGGAAGTGCCATATGACTTTCAATCCATCATGCAGGAATTGCACATCATCAATCGCGATAACCTGATTTGGCAGGGTTTCTTCGAGAAAAATGAGATCGAGCCTTTCATAGTTGAGTACGAAGATGCCGTAACCGAGGCCGGCCGATCCGCCTATATTTCGCTGCTTTCACAGGCAATGGACGTGCCTGTCGGCAAACTGCCGGAACGAAATCTCGTAAAGATACCGAATGAAAAAAATGCAGCAATCAGGGAGCGTTTCTTAACTGATCTTCTCGATCGCATTTAGTTGTCCAGCATCTTCGCCGCACGAGCCACCACGACCGGCGCCCATACCTTGGGAAGAAGGGACCGGATAAGTACCGCGTCTTCCGGTGCGACTTCATGCTCTCCGCCGTTCGCGACCATAAGCGCCAAAGTGCCGCGCCTGATTGCCTGATCAAGAGGTAGCGGTTCCTTTTCCGGAGCGTTGAGCGCGGCAAGTGCCACTGACCCGAGGTGGAATTCAAGTTCCGTGCCGTCGGGGGCGGTGATCTTCTGCGAAAAATCGATTTTCATGTATTGTCTCCTTACACTGGGTTGATTGCGACCGTGCCATTGGCGACGATCCAAGACGACGTTGTGGCGCTCCCGCTGGCGGTCAGGATGCGGTTGTTGGTGCTATCCCAAATTGACTTTCCAGCGACCTTATCGCTCGTGTTGACCGCATGAGCGGCATTTGCGATGTCGGCGGCTGCGTACGACGGGAACCGCAATCCACCTGATGCATCGATACGAATTGTACCACTTAGCTTGAGACTGGTCCGCACATCGACACCGTCCGTGATGCGCAGTTGTTCGGTCAGTGTGTTGTTAATCACGGCAGATAGGCTGAGATATCCATCAGCTGATCCAGCCGTTGGGTCTCCGACGACACCGTCTATTCTGGCGTAATCGACTGCTACGTCACTGGTATTTGCACCACGAAAATTGATACGCCCGGCAACGTTTGCCGCGACTTTCGCGGCGGGGTGATTGAGCGTCCATACCGGCCCCGGCACTCCTGCCGCAGCATTAGTCCGACTTTCGATGTCGCCAGTCAGAGCTTTCAAAAGGAAATATGGCGTTTCTGCATCTCTCTGCCGAAATAGAGCGATGCCATACTGCATCGTTGGCACGCCAGTCGCCGTCTGATCGTCAATACCAAGGAAGTGAGCATATCCGGCACCCGTATAGTGCTCGGAATAGATGCCTATCTGCCCACGACCGCCCCAAGTTGATGTGGGATTTGGCGAAAAAGCGGTGATGATTTGGTGACGATGCACCAAGTTGGTGATGTCACCGGCCTGAAAAATTCTGGTGCCAACCTCGAACGCCGACGCCGATCCCTCATCGATGGTACCGTCGCCAATATGTTTGTAGGTCGTCCCGATAAATAGGTCTTTATCGCCGCGGCCATTGGCGAATGTAACCATGCGCATAACGCCTAGCTCGCCAAGGGTGCTGTCCGTCAGGTCTGTATTCTTTGCGGTCAGAAAAAGTGTATAGTCACCGGTCGGGTTGTTGCCGCCAGCGCCGGCAACCTCTCGCGTAATCGCCAGCGTAGAGCGCATTCCGACAAATGTAGATGCATCTGATGACGCAAAGACATGCGCTGCTTTCCATGCGCCGCCAAACGTTCCCGCCGGCATATAATCCTGCGCGGTGGTCGTCGTGTTGAATGTAAACCCACCATCTGCATTCAGCGCTTTGACGTTTAGAGCCGTGACCACTTCTGCTGCTGTCAGCGCTTCATAAGCCGTATTTCCTGCATTGCGTCGCAGAAAGTCACCAGCATTCGGAGCGGCAGGCAGGTTGACGCTCGCTGCCGCCGCCTCAGCCTGCGCCACCAGCGCCGAGACATCCTGGTCGTTCAGCATCCGTGCCGTATTGTCGGATGCGCGATACCGGAACCAGATATCCATTCCGGCGGTCAGTGCACTGGCAGCATTCCCGCGGTTGGTCTTGAGCGTCAGCACCGTTCCGCCATTGGCCGAAATAGTTACCGGGCTCGCGGTCGTGTCGCGGAAAAGCTGGAACATCACCACGGACCCATCGAGCACGGGCTCCGGCGTGGTGATCTGGATTGCATTTGCCGTCCCGGCGCCGGCATCCGTTCCGGGGATGTAGGCCCGGCCGCGGGCGCGGATCACCTGCCAGTTTCCGGCATAGAGGCTCGTCGAGGCATTGGCGATGATGGCGACGATCCGGTCGCCCTCGCCGAAGGTCACGCCGCCGGTCGTCCCGGGCGTCTCCACCAGCCATGCATCCCCCAGCGCCGCCGTGCCGCCGCCCGGAAACACCCCGGAGGAAGCGTCCCATCCGCCGCGCAGCGTGCCGGCATCCGAAAGCGCGTCGATCGTCACCTCGATCTCCGTTCCCCAAACCTGCGCATCCTGCGGAACGATCGCGCGCGCCGATCCGTCGATATTGTAGGGCGCAAACACGCTTTCTGCCGCCTTTGTCAGGACCGCCATCTATCTCTCCATGATGTCTGTGATTTGCCGATATTGTGTGTGAAAACCGGCTCACGGCGCCGGCGGCGTATAGTGATAGACGAGGCCGGGGCCCTCGGTGCCGTTGCTCGTCAGGCACTGAAGCAGCCACTGCACTTCCTGCGATGCGGCGGAATCGTTGAAGTTGAGATCCTGCATCGGACGTCCGGCATAGGTAACGACGTCGAACCAGTCGCCCCAGTCGAGAAACCCCATGACCCGTTTTCGCATGCGGATCGCCACCATGTTCAGGCTCGTGCCATGGACGGACACATTCAGTGTACCGGCGTCGATACCCCCGCTTGATGCCACGGGCATGGTGGGGGCCGTATTGTCGATTGCAACGATGCCGTTGAGGATCTCCGAGAATGGGCTTCCGTCTTCCCCGTCGAAAATCCGCACGCGACAATCGACCGTGACGCCTTCCAGATCGCCGGCGACATAAGCGAAATTTGTCCCCTCGGTCATCGCCGTCCAGCCGTTCGGCAGTGCGCCCGTATAGGTTCGGTAATTCGCCTCCGCGAGGTCATAAGTGCCGGTGAGCGAAAAGCCGATGCGGAATTCCCGCGATGTATCCGGATAGACGACCTGCACCATTGCAGTCGGCGCATTTGGCTGCGGGATATCCGACGTATAGCCGAGTTCCGGCACCTCGTCCGGCGCATCGGCCTCGTCCACCGCCGGGTTCCATGCCGTCAACGTCGGCCAGATCGCGAAGGGGATATCGACGAGCCCCGCCTCGTCGTCGATCTCCGGCGCCGCGAGGCTGACGAGCTCGATATCTCCGGTATCCGGCTCGGTGACCTGACCGTAATACCGCCCCCAGGCCGCCAGCCCCACCATGTTCGTCCGCATTACGCCGCTGTCGGCGCGCGACAGCGCGAACATCCGCCGGGCGATCCGCTGCGCTTGCGAGGACGAAGGGCAGAACGGCAGTTTGATGTCGAGGTATTTCGGGCCGTATAGATCGATCTCGTCCTGTACCCGCGCCCAGGCGATGCCGGAAAGGTCGATCTCCGCCATGTCGTAGTTACGCTCTGGCGAATAGTATTCGAGCCGGCAGATGTTCGGCCGCTCCACCGCCTCCGGGCCTGACTTCCACGAATATTCGACGATGTCGACCGGATCGAAATCGATCTCGAAAACTGGCACGTCGTCGATCAGGTCGAACCAGATTTTCCCGGCATCCGTCATCCGCAGCACGACGCCGGCGGAATCCATCAGCTGCTGCATGGTCGCGCCGCGCTCGCTCTCCCATGCCCACATACCAGAGACGCGCGAGCGCTTTTCCGTGCCGGTCTTGGTCGCGACCAGCACATCGGCCTTGTTCGCGGATGCGGCTATCAGGTCCCAGTCGAAGCGAGCGAAGGTAAAGGCGGGGTCGCGCCGGAGCACATGCGCGCAGGCGAGGATGCCATTGTCAGACCACGCCGTCAGGCCGGTGCGCGGATCGTATATTTTCGAGGCGCGCGCCAGCCATTCCGTGTCCGGCACGCCCGCCTGATAGAGTTTCAGGTATGTTCCGGATGTGAGGCCCGGATTGTAATAGGTGACCAGCGATTGCGCGATCCCGCGCACCCGGTGCGCCGAGGTCCAGAGCGACGGGAAGGCCGTCACCAGCGCTGACCAAGCGGTTTCCGAACCCGTGCCGAGCTTGTCCTCGATCTTCATCCAGCTGCCGCCACTGCGCTTCGGCCATGGCGGGCTGGTGACGCTGCCGTCCGGATCGACCACGACCTCGCGCCCGCCGACATAATAGGCCTCGATCGCATCGATCGGCCCCTGCAGGCGGGCGACGAGACGCCAGCGCGTCGAGCCGTCGGTATTGCCGAAGGCTTTCATCCCGCCGACGCGGACACGGCCGATCCCTTCGATCACCGAACTGTCGGCCGCCTCGAACGTCGACTTGGCATCGGATGGCTTGATCGCCCCGCCACGCCGGCCGCCGAGCAGCGAGACGGCCGCCAGCCCACCGATCACGATCGCATTGGCCGCGATCGTTGCAATAGCGCCTGTCGCCGTTGCAGCAATCGCCGTGCTCGAAAGCAGGAAACCCTGAATTACCGTTGCGAGCAGCGAAACAGGATCCGCGAGCACGTCCGGCGCCGTGGCGAAGTAGGAAACGCCGGCGAGCAGATAGACGCGGTGAAGCTTGTGAAACTTCATCGGATGGACCAGCTCCGAAGAATGAGACGCGGACGAAGGATCGCGATGCCGCGTGGCTCGCCCCGCCACGCGAAATAACCGCCATGCAGGAAGATGCCGCCGACATCGCCCTTGCTGGAGTGGATGAGGCCGACATCGCCTTCCTGCGGATCGCCGGTTTCGTAGAGGCCGGCATTGCAGAGCACGTCGCTCCAGAGCGCCTTGAGCGATCCCGCCGCGTCGATCAGCTGCATGGCCTCGTCGCGGGATGTCCATCGCGGCCGTTCGATGGATGTGTCGAGCGCTGTTTCGAGCCATGCGGCCACCCATGCGGTGCAGTCGTCGACGCCCCAGACCATGTCGCGCTCGTTGGCCGCATCGATATGCGTCCGCAGCTTTTCCGAAAGCTCGTTCATGCCTTGATGATCTCGTTGACCTTGACGCCGACGAACTGCAGGCCCTTGTCGCCGGGATAGCGGCGCTCCTGGTCGGCCGGCGTCCACCGTCCGCCGAACGGGTAGTTCTGGCTTTGCCAGAGGCTCTCGACCGTAAAGGACACCGTCCTGATGCCGATCCCCTGCGACGTCCGCCGCGGCGAGGAGAGATAGCCCGGAAACAGCGGCTTCAGCCCACCGGGCCAGACCTCCTGCGTCTCCTGGTCGAAGGCGCACCAGTAGAGATTGGCGAGCGCCCCTTCCGTCGCCCGCGCCTCGTCCTTCACCGAACGGATGAAATCCGCCGAGACGCCGGAAAGCACGATATCGACCTTCGCCGCCTGCCCGAAGCGCGGATCCTGCACCGCAGAAATGGAAACGATCTGCCGTCCTGCGGGATCGGACACGCCGCGCCATTCATACCCGCCGACCGTTTCCCGCCCGAAGCCGTTGTGCAACCGCCAGTCTCCGGACGGCAGGCCGAGTTCCGCAAACCAGGCACGGGCGATATGCGGGCGCCGGAGAAAAATCCGGTCCGCCTCGGAGAAGAGGAAAGCCATGATCTGCCGTTGACCTCAGTCCGCGAAATAGTCGCGCGCGTCGTAGTCGAAGACCTCGAAGAGGGAGATCGTCGTCTCTTCCATCATCGCAAGCCCGCGAGAGAGGCTCGCCGCACCCTCTCCCGTCATCCGCATGGCGAGCACCGGGTTGAGCGTCGCCTTGTCGGTCGTGGCGATGGCCTTGCGAAGCGGCGGCCAGATGCGATAGATGCCGGGCGCGATCACCTGTGTCACTTCGTATTTCCCGAGATGGAACGGGAAGAACCCGATGAAGTCGCCATCGTTGAGGCCGTGCCCCCAGAACGCGTCGGCAAGGCTGATGATCGTCGCGCCCTTCGCGGACGCGGCGGAAACGGAAACGACCGGCATGGATGCCGCCCAGTTCTCCCCGTTGCTCCAGCCCTCGCCGTTCGACCAGCTATTGCCGAAGCGCTCCACCTGGGCGCTGTAGCTCAAGCCGGCCTCGGAAAAGGTCATCAAATCGCCGTCGATGAAGGGAACACGCGTCGCGTTCGCCCCGCCATGCAGCGCGGTCACCCATCCGCGGAGCCGTCGGGCAGCCTTGTCCTTGCAGACAGGAAAGGTGAAGGAGTATGTCCACCCGCCGAAGGCCGACGCGACGGTCTGGGTAAAGTCTCCGATTGACGTCGACGACGCCGCGCCGACCGTCCGCGGACCGGAAAGCGGCTGCGATGCACGGATACCGAGCCCGGACGGCCAGTCAAGCAGTCTTGCCATAAAGCCCGCCCCTCGTCTTGTGTTGGTTTACCGCCGCGACGGACCGCCTTTCGACGGAACCGTCGACCGCCTTCAAGGCCCGCTCGATCCGCGCCACCGCCCCCGCATCCGCTCCGCGCGCATCGATGTGGTAGACACGGGAATCCGTATAGGTCGGAGCCATATCCGTCTTCGCCTCACCGACACGTCCGCCGCGGCTTCCGATCCTCACGATTTCGGGGCCGTTCTCTCCGACGAGATAGTCTCGCCAAGGATCGACACCGCCACCGACAGCGCGCCCGCCGCCGAACAATCCGGAGAGAAGACCGCCGCCGCCCATGCCGAAGACCCCGGCCAAAGGCCCGGACCCAAAGAACGCAGCCTCTGCAGCGGCCTGGATCAACTTGTTGATGAAGCTGTCCAGCGCCCGATTTCCAGTTTCGATCTCGGGAATAAGCTCGGAAAAGCTGTCTTTCAGCGCATCCCGCATGAAGTCACCAGCCTCCGCGGCTGTCTTGAGCGCTTCCTTTTCGGCTTCGATCTGGCTTACGAGTTGGGTGATCTGCTGCCCCTGCGCCGACGTCGCATCCACGTCCGCCCGACGTAGCGCCTGCATGATGCGCTGTTCCACCTTCGACTTGCCGAGCGCGGCCTGCTCGTCCTCCAGCGACTGGATTACCTTTTGAATGTTTTCGGCCTGGCGCTCTTCGTCGCTCTTGCCGCGGCCGCCGCCACCACTGCGTTTGGCGATCTTCGCCAGTTCCTTTTCCGTCTCAGACTTGGTGTTCTCGGCCGTGAAATCCTGAAACTCGGCTGGATTGAGAAACTTGCCGCCGCCGCTATAGATCGGGCCGAGCGTTCCGAGCTTCGGCAGCATGTTCTTGTCGGCGGCGAAGGCACCCTCGGCCGAGAATACCGCCGCCTTCGCCGACGCATTGGCGATCTGCTGTGCAAGGGCACCAAAGCTCCCGGTAAGCGCGTCGACCGCCGGAATTCCGGTCTCCTGAAAAAGAGCGAAGAGGGCCGACTGGACCTGTTCCGCGTCCTCGGATTTGGCAGTTCCATCCGAAATTTTGTCCTGCAGATCGCTGAAAGCATCCTGCAGCGCGACGACGCTTTCCGTTTCGGCACCGGCCTGTTGAAGGACGGACACGAGATCCACGAACTCGATATTCAGGTCGGCGACTTGGCTGCGCAGCCCGGCCCACTGCTGTGACGCGACGATGCCGCTTGCCTCCCCGATCTGCGCCGCATCCTCTGCCCGCTGCAGCGCATCGGCGTATTCCCGGAGCGCAGGCAGCGCCTCGCCCCAGCGCTGCACCACCTGGCCGATGAGGTCGCGCTGGCGCTCCAGTGTCTTTTCCGATTCCGCGCCGTCGTCGATCATCGACGTGAAATATTCGAAGGCGGCGCCGCCAAGGGCGATCGTGCCGATCGTCAGCAGGTTCACCGGAGAAAGCAACGATAAGAACGCACTGCCCAGGGCCTGCACGGCGCCGGCCGCGCCCATGGGGCCGAGAACCTGTCCGATCTGCGAACCCTGCTGCAGGGCGATCAGGAACGGGCTCGTTCCACCGGAAAGCTGTACGCCGATATCGTTGAACTGTGCGGCGAGGTTCGCGACACTGCCTTTGGCAAGATCGAAGCCCTTGGCGGCGTCGCGGGCAGATGCGGCGCCACGCTTCGCGAAGGCGCTCGCATTGTTGTTCGCAGCATCGAAGGCAGCGCGGGTTTTGTCCTGCGCAACGATGTTGAACATCAGATCGGACATCTGTCCGGCCATGATCATGCCCTCGCTGGTGTGGGGAATATGGGCGGCTTCAGGCCGGCTTGGTGATCTCGAAATAGGCGATCCAGCCGACAAACTCGTCGACCGGCATGGCTTCGATTTCGGAGATGGTCTTGTTCAGTCTCGCGGCGAGCGAATAGATCAGCATCAGCTCCGCATCGCCGCTCAGACGTTTTTTGCGGCGTCCAGTTGTTTCTCGGCAGAGGTTGGCTCTCCCTTCGTAAAGCCGAGGATCAGCGCGCCGATTCGGGCGACAACGTCGCTGTCAACCTCGTGCATCAGGGCATGCTCGTCCATGTCGTCGAAGAGACGTTTTCCGCCCGCATCCATGGCGTTGAACAGGACAGCGCGCACGACGGCCACATTTCCGTCGACGGTCACCCCCGACTCGTCACGCCATATGCGACGACGCTGGGCGACCGTCAGGGGGCCGTAATGGACCCGGAGAGGCTTCCCCTCGCTGCCCCATTCCGGAACATCGTGGTGACGCAGCTTCTGGCCGCTGAAATGCGCCTTCGCGCTGGAAATCGCGCTGCTCATTACACCACCGTCGAGACGTCGAGGGCGCCGTTGCCCTGAATGTTGAAGCTGATCTTGACCGCGCCCTTCATGTCGGCCTCGATCGGGATGCTTGTCACCGATGCGGTCCCGGTCAGGTACTTCTTGCCGACTGCATCGCCATCGGTATAGAGCCCGATCGTCACGGAATCGCCGATCGCAAGCGCCACCTGGCCGTTGATATCGGCCGGGTCATAAAGGCATTCGATGGAACCGGACCAGCCGGGGATGGCGGTCAAGTGTGTCTGCCAGGTGTCGCCCATGACTGTCGTGTCGGACGCCTCGATGTTCTGGTTGATCGAGAATTTCTGCACGGCGGCCACGGCATTTGCCGCGAGCTTCACCTTGCCGTTCTTGCCGTGATGGACTGCCATCGGAGCCTCCTAGAGTGCGGTTTGAGGATCGGAGTTGAGCGTGAGGACGGCAACGTCATAGGTCATCGACATCACCTGAAGTGTCTTTTCGCCATCGGTATTCGCGGCGAAATCGGTAGATCGGTATTCGGTCGCGCTGGCCAGAACGCCGAGATGCGGATCGGCGGCAAATTTCTGCTCGACATAGAGGGCGAACCCGTCGAGGTCGTCCTGCCGGTCTTCCTCGTCACCCTTGGTCACGACATCGATCTTGATGCGGATGCGCCGGTTTTGCGTGCCGTCTGTGTCGATGTCCTCGGATTGCTCGGAAGAGGTATAGACGAAAGCGGATGTCGGTTCGTTGCGCCCGAGCGGCCGGGCCCGTGCCGCCATTACCCGAGCGCCACAAAGCGCGCTCCCCTTGATCATGTCGCGGACATAGGCGCGGATTGACGTTCGGATGTGAGCCACGCTCATACCTCCTGCAGGCGGACGGTCGTCATGCCCGTTCCGTCGGGCTGGAATTCGATGACGGAAAAGGTCTTAGTCCCGAGCGTGTCGCTGCTGACCTGCACGGAATCCTCATGAGCGGCATCGGCGGGAACGTCGATCGTTCTGAGCACGATCTGCACCCGCCCGCCTTCCTGGGTGAATTCGAGGTCTCCGGTGGCGAGCGAGACGAAGGTATCGTCGAAAATGCAACTCACGGCCGGATTGACGCCGCCGGCCGAGGTCCATGTCGCCGTTGCCCCGAACTCGTCAGGATCGACGAACAGGAGCCGGTCGTCATCGGTCTCGATAGCCACGGTCACTCACCGACCGCGGCTTCATACGCGACCTTGGCCTTCTCCAGCCGCTCCGCTTCGGCGACAATCAGCGCCTTCTGCTCATCGGTGAACGCATCCCGGTCGATACCGGCAAGGCCGTGTTTCTCGCACGCTTCGAGCAACGCCCTCTCAGCCGCGTCGAGTTCGTCTTCGAGCGCGTCGAGGTCCGTCTCGATCTCGGTATTCTTGGACTTCCCCTTGCTCTTCTTTACCTTCGATGCGATCGAGAGGACAGCGGCGAGGCTCGATGGCAGATCGTCGTCGGCGATATCGATGTCGATCGTTTCGCCTGCCTTGAACTGCACTTCCGACTTGGCGATGACCTTCCCTGCCCGTTCGTCGACGATCTCGAGCGCATGACGGCGGGCATCGATCTGCTGAGCAGAGAGTCTGAGCTTCTGACCTGCCCCAAAGGCGCAGACTCGGCCCGATACAGTGTATTTCATGATCGTGTTTCCTTGTGATAGGCATCCCTAAACGCTGCCCGGACGGTCTAGTCCGGGCAGATTTCCGAAGTCATGATCAGATGAAGGTCACGAGGCATGCGTGCTGCCACCATGCGTAACCGACGTTGCCGGTCCAGTCGATACCGAACAGCTGCTCCTTGTTGAGCTTCTCGTATTCGCTGCCTTCGCCCAGGGCGACGACATCGGGACTCATTTCCTCCTGCAGGATGAACGGCTTTGCCGCTTCATCGGTACGGAAAACGGCAAACTTGGTGGTCCAGGTAAGCCGCGGATTGGGAACGACGGTGATCTTGAAATACTTGTCGAGAGCGGGAAGCGTCGCACTCGCGCCGCCCGTTCCGAGGATCGCGGTAACGGCTTTCAGCGCCGTTCCCATGAAGACGGTCGGAACCATAACCGTAAACTCGGTAGCCGACTGGTTGATCGGCTCGCCGCGATCGTCCTTGAACCCATACATCTGTTGAATGGCCTTCAGCACGGCATCGCTGAATTCATCGACAGTCGGTGCAGTGGTCGTCGTGACATCATGTTCGATGTCATTGGAGAGCGTACCGCTGGCACCGTCCGAATGGTCGGTGTCGAAGAAATACTGGCCATCGTAGCAAAGCGTGGATTCGCCGTTGATGATCAACGTCGAAAGCAGCTTGGCCGGATGATCGAGGGCGCGGTCGGCGAGCTGATTGACGCGAATCGTGATCATGCCGAGCTTGTCGCGCCGCATATCCTTGGACTTGATGGTGATCGAGCCTTCATAGTCCTTGTTGGAGATCTGAAAGCCGTTTTCCTTCAGTTCCGCCGGCGTGCGACCGCCGATGAATTCACGAAGCGCCGGCGCATTGCCGAGCCATGCATAGGTTTCGACCGCCTGGTCGGACTCCATGCGCATGGCTACGGAATCGACCCATGCGATCGGGCCGGTATCGAGACGGGCGAGGATCATACCGCGCACGCCCTGGGTGGTGATTTTGTCAAACTGCTGAGGAAGCATCGAACTGTCCTTTCGAAACCGGGGTGCGCCCCGTCGATTGTTGCTGTCAGGTTTTCAGGAGGATTGATCAGGCCTGCAGGGCGGCCTTGCAGAGCGCGGCGTCGAATTCGACGACGGCAACGCCGGTCGAAATCCAGCGCGACACGTAGCCGATCAGCGTGTTGCTGGTCGCGGTCAGGGTGAAGGTGTCGTCATCGCTGGCATAGACGGCCGGGCGGTCGTTTGCCGTGATGGCGAGACCGGAGATTTCGAGCACGATATTGCCGCGCTTCTTCACGTTGACGTTGATAGCGCCGGCCGCGCCGTCAGAGTTGTCCGCCTTCGCTTCGGCAAACCCGAGGAAGGGATCGGCGGCGACGAGCGGCCGGGCGTAGCCGGAACCATTTTCGCCGACGGCGGCCCCCTGGTAGATGATATCTGCGGCGATGACGGGATATTCTTCCTTGTCGCCCATCTGATAATCGCGCTGTTTGTTGGCTGCGAGCGTGGTCATTGGTCAAACCTTTCGAGAGACATGCGGCCTTGGCCGCGCTTGGCTTGGAAATGAGCGGCCCCTGTCAGGCCGCCTTGCGCTTCATGGTGGCGACGTAGGCCGCGGCGGTCGGAAACTCCTGCTGGATTTTCGGCGTCGCATCCCATTCGGCCTTCCATCCCTCCGGGTTCTGCGGGAACGTCTGGCCGCTGCCTTCCTGCCCGCCGGAAAGCGTGCTGGTGACACCGGCGGCGGCATTGTCGAGCTGCTCAAGTCCCTTCAGGCGATCGGTATTTTTCACCTTTTCGGCGGCGAGAATCTGCGCAGCCGCTTCGGCCGGCGTCGTCTTCCCGTCCGCCTTCAGCTTCTTCACGAGTTCGTCGTGCCCGGCGAGGCCAGACGCCTGCTCATCGATCCCGAGGAGCCGTTCGCGTTCGGCCTGCGCAGCTTCAGCGGCGCCCTCCGCGCGAATGGCGGAAACGAGATCCGGATGCTCCGCCTTCAGTTGTTCAAGAGTAAGCATGGTGGATTCCTTTTCGGTTCCGGCTTTCGCGGTGGCGGAGGCCGCGAGGCTTTGATTTTCCCGACGGCCCGCCAGTTCCGTCAGAACATCTTCAAGGGACGCGATCTGGTCGACGAGGCCGCGCCTCAGCGCTTCGCCGGCTGGAAAAACGAGCCCCTGGCCATAGTTTTCGATGATCGTTTCCCGGCTGATGCCGCGATTGGCGATGAGGCCCTGAATGAACAGTTCGGCGCCGTCGTCGGCGATTGCCTGCAGTTCGGCCTTGCCCTCATCGCTGTCGCGCGAAAGCCGCTTGTTCGGGCTCTGCTCGGCGATGACCTCGACGACATTGGCGCCGAGCCGCGTGAGGATACCTTCCATGTCGACATAGCGGATCAGCGCGCCCACGGAGCCGGCAAGGCCCGTCTTGTCAGAAACGATCTTTTCGGCCGAGGATGCGATCCAGTAGCCGGCGCTTGCGCACAAACCGCCGACATGTGCGTAGACCGGCATCTTTTCGCGCAATCTGGCGATCTCGGCGGGAACCGAGTCGACGTTGGCGACCATGCCGCCGGGCGTATCCATGTCGAGGATCGTCGCCTCGATATCCGGAATGGAACCGACCAGCCGAAGGTCGCGGACGATCTCATCATAGGACCAGTATGACCAGTTGAAACGCGACATCAGCGGTCCGATCACCGGAACGATCGCCACATTGCCGATGCGGGTGGCATAGGTCCCGTTTGCAAGCGGCTGTCCGCGACGGTTGATCGTCATCACGTTCGTTGCCGCCTGCGGGCCAGTCTCACCGCCTCGGATCGCTCGGACAGTCTGCAGGGATGCGGAGATGGCATCTTCACGAACTGCCCACGGGGAAAGTCCCTGCGGCCCCCGCGCGCCGAGCTGCTGGAGGAATCCCTGAATGAGCGAAAGTGTCGCGTGGTTCATTCCTCTGTCTCCTGCTCCTGCGCAGCGCCGGGCACTGCACTCGATATCTTCGACGGTTCGGAAAGCTCGTTTTCTTCCGCGAGGCGCTCTTCGATACCGAGCTGCTCGTATTTGCTTTCCACGTCCCCGCCAGTGCGTTCCATGATGATCTGCTGGCGCGTCTTGGTGCGGTTTTCGAGGTCCTGCCGGTCGGCCTCCGCATCCTTTTTTGGATCGAGCGATATTTTTGTGGGCCCATACCAGACCGCTTTGAGCCACGATGCACGGCGGGCCGGATCGTCGAAGAAGCCTGGCGCTTCAAGCCTCCCGATCAGAATCGCCTCTTCGATGATCCACTCGTAGAACGGTTGACAGAGACTCTTCACCAGCCATGCCCGCTCGCGGCGGAAGGTCTGCCATGCCATTTCGAGTGCGGCGCGACTGGCCGAATAGCTCGACGTGAAGTGCTTGATCAGCAGTTCAAACGGGATTTCCAGCGCAACACCGATCTGCCGGAGAAGCGCCTGGGCAAAGGCATCAAAGTTCGGGTTCGGACGGTTCGGGTCGGCAACCGAGATATCCTCGCCATCTGCGAGGCTGACGATCGCGCCGGCGCCGAGCTTGACCTCTTCCGCGCCGGACGCCGGGCTTGCATCCGATGTCGGAAGCGGTCCCGACGATCCGTCCGGAGAGCCCTTCACGAACACGGTGAAGAAAGCGGAAATGACAGCCGCTTGAACCTCGGCGTCTGTGTACTCGCCAAATTGCTTCAGGATTTCGATGACTGGCGCCAGATATGGGACGCCGCGCGCCTGATCGGGACGAAGCCGCTTGAACAGGTGAAGGACAATCGGTCGGCCGTCGTTGTAGAAGGCTGGAACACGGCGCCACGTCATCGCCTTGCGGAACATGTCGCCCGGATGACGGTCGCTCACATGATAGAAGCGCACCACGCCGCTGTCATTCGTCTCTATGCCGGCGACGAGCGTATCGGTATCCATGCCGTTGTTGGGGTTCGATACCCGGTCGGCTTCTACGATCTGCAGCTTTGTGCCGTAGGTATCACCGGGATCTTTGCGGTAGCGGCGGATGGCGAATACATCGCCGGATTCGTCGACAGACCCGAAGACCAGAGCTTGCAGCTCATCGAAGCTCTGCACCCCGGTAAAATCTGCGGTCCATGCGGCAAGCTCGAATTCGGCCTTTGCCCTGCGGTTCCATTCGCGTGCCTGCTCGACGGTGAGCCCGAGAGCCTTCCTGTCGATCTTCGGATAGACCTGCAACCCCTCGCCGATAACGTTGGTGATCCGGGTCGCAATCGCGCCAGTCGCAATCGGTACGTTCCGGCGCAGGTCACGCGACCTCGCCCGAAGCGTGGGAAGATCGTAAACACTGTCCGCATTGGCGCTTCCGCCCTCGACGTTCCAGTTTTGGGTTTGCCGGCGGCTTCTTTTGCCGCCGGTATAGCCGCCGGTCGAAAGTGCCAGAACCTGCCTGGCCTGGTGACGGCGCACGGCTCGGACCGGATCGAAGACCGCAATAGCGCGATCGAGCAGCGTCATGGGCGTGCGTGGAGGGCGCGTCATTCCGCAACTCCGTAGCGAAGACGGCCACGCCCGCGGGCAGCGGCGGAGAGCTTCTGCACCATCGAATTCCAATATTCGATGTTCGACTGAATGTCGGACGCGTCGGCAAGTGTCAGCGAGCGTCCGGCGATCGAATAGGATTGCTTCTTCGCCACGGCCGCCGAGGCGGCAAGCCATAGGTCGAGCTGCGTCTGCGCCTGGTCGAGAGTGATGCCGGCCATTTAGCGGATACCCTGTGAGAGAACACGCCGCCGGCGGACCGGCGGAGGATGGATCAGATTTTCTTTCGGCGATGAACCGCCGGCCTGCTGCCGGACGGCAAAGGAATTCTCGTTGGCGGGACGAGCCCAGTGCGGAACCCCGTGCGGATTGCCCCAGTCGATCTTTTCACCCTTCAGGATGATGACGAGCGCCTTGCCGTAAACGGAAAGGTCGAATGCCTCGTTGGCAACGCCGCTCTTCCGCTTCTGCCAGCCTTTGTCCGTTCTTGTCTCGGCGGTCATTTCCGCGAAAACCTGTCCGGGAAGGTGCTCGCTCAAATGATACTTTCCGGGACCGGCTTCCTTCCGGGTAACGGCGAGAATGATCTCATCCTTGAGCTTGTCGGTCCCCACGAACACAATCTTGATGTCGCTCGACCGGCGTCCCTTCTGCTGAAGAACCTTCTCCGGCTCGACGTGTTTTGCGCGATCGTCGAGACGCGAACTACCCTTTGCGAGGAATACTCTCTGTCCGAGCCCTTCGCGCTTCATCTTGCGCAGGAACCGGTATGCGTTCGGCGTCACGCCAGGACGACCGGCGGAGTCGATGATCATCGCCACTGGCATCAGCGAGAATTCGCTACCCTCGACGGGATAGGCCTTGTGCAGCAGCGACGGCAGATCGGCCCAGTCTTCGAAGTAGCGGGCAGGATCGATTGCCCGCCGGGCGTTACCTTTCTCGTCCCGTTGCCCGCCGGGTGCGCTTTCCGGCGGTTGAGCGATGTCGAAGCGGTCGATAAGCCAGCGCTCCAGCCCCTCTCCCCACGCATCGACATGGACGACGAAGCGATTGCCCTGAATATCGATCTGCACCGTCAGGAAGCGTGCCTCGGCCGGAACGATCCTCAGCGGGTAACGCTCTGCAAGCGCCCGGAGAGTATCCTCCGATACCGATTCCCCGATGCTTCGGACGACGGGCAGGTACGCTCGCCCCTGGTCGAGTGTGATCGTGGCCTTCAGGGATGTGTCATCGCCGTTGGCATCGAATTTTTCTTTTGCTTCGATATAGGTTGCAACCAGCTGTTCCCAGCTTTGCATGGCCGCTACCGGTCCCTCGCAACGGTAGGACACGATTTCCGTATCACGGATGTTCGGATCGTCGATCTCGCAGACGTCCTTGCCGTCGCTCGTCTCATGCAACCAGATGCCGGCCCGATTGCACTCATACTTGTGAGCCTGCGGAATGCAGCAGCCGTTCGGACAGACCATCTCGACCGTCTGCGCGCTTTCGGCAGGCGTCGCCCGCGTTTCCCATTGGAGCCGATCGAATTCGGGACGGAACGGCTCGTTACAGGACGGACACGACCAGTAGAATGCGCCGCGCGTGCCGAGATTGTAATCGGCAAAAATTCCGGAGCACGGCGGAGCTTCATGGGGCGTTGTCGGTTTCCAGTCGTCGCGGTCGATAATGCGGCCTGGCGAACCCTCTTCGATCACCATGCCGAGAGATCCTGTTTGCTGCGTTCGCTTTTTTGCGAGCGTCAGAGGATCACCCTCACCGTCGATATCGTCCGGCATTCGATCGCGGTCGGTGAGTATGACGAACGTGTACTCGTTCTGACTGAAATACCCTATGACGGGCCATCCGATCACGAGGTTCATGTTCCCCTGGAACTTCTTCTCGTGAATGTTGTCGGCCCCACGCACCGACAGTTGTTTCGACGCCAGATCCGGATTTGCCCGCAGCATCGGAGCAAGCTTCTTTTCCGAGAACGCCTTCGCGCTTTCCTTTGTCTGGCAAACGACGAGAGTGTCGGCTGGCGAACACTCGATCCGATGACCGATGCCATTCAGGACGAGGCTTTCGGACTTCGAGGTACGAGCCGGGCCGACGAAGACGTCGGCGCGATACTTGCGCGATGTCACCATGCGCGACGGTTCCGTCATGTATGGCGCAAAGTCGTTGCTCCAGCGGCCTTGATACTCTTTCGTAGACAGGCGACGGCTCTGTTCCGCCCATGTCGGAACGTCGATCCGCAAGGCTGGGCGCAAGGTTCCGAGCCTTTCGAGGATCAGCGCTCCCGGATCCGCAAACCGTGGCGGCGGGACGGGGGGAAGGAACCGCACCCAGGCAGGAGTGCTAGGCATCGAACAGATCGCGTTTTTGGGTGAGGTCCCTGACCTGTCGTCCGGTCCAGAAGTCAGAGATCCGTCGACGTAGTTCGATCAGCAGTTCGTCGCAGATCTCGACCAGCATGTCGGTCGCCTTCGGGGGTATTGCTTGCCGGCGCTCGACCCGATCCGGCGCGCTTTCCATGGTGTCGCGAACGATCCCGAAAAGCGTGTCGAAGGCCTCGGCTACATCGTCTCTGCGCAGGAGCTCGTTGCGCTCGCGCTGGAACCGCTCCTGCTCGATCTGCACCGCGAGAATTTCCCGCCGCGTCTTCGGGTCGAGTGCCATCTCGCTTTCGCCGGCAGAGCCACCGACCAGGGCGAGACGTAACGCGGCTTGAGCACGTTTCACCTGCTCGGATCGCAGGTCTTCCTGTGCTTTCCACGCCTGCCGCCACGCCCAGCAGTGAGAGAGAACGAGCTGGTAGGCTTTTCCCTGCCCGCCCATTTCCTTGACCGGCATTCCGCGACCAATCCATTCGGTGATCGTCGGGAGCGAAACAGCAACCGCTTCGGAAAGCTCCTCCCGCGTCATAACGCAGTCGTTCACGCCCTCTGGCAGCGGATATCGCGCGACGAGAGCTTCGATCTGGCTTTCGGTAAGTTTGCTGATGTCTTCGGTCATGTTCCGTCAGGGAAAACAACAACAACGGCAAGAGAAGCCGATGCGCGACGCCACATAGTCATGTTGATCGGGGTTCGAACTGCCTCGCGGGCCTTGGGGTCGGTAGAAGGACCCGCAATTAGTAGGCTACTAACTTACTGTGGCCTTCCGGAGTGCCTGGCCAACGCCCTACGGCATTGACCATGTCGAGGCCGGAGCGGCGAGGCCTTGCCTCATGCGATAGCCGCGCTGGTCTTCGATACCCGCGAGCAGTCGCCGTTCGAAGTTGATCGGGAAATAGGTCCGGGCATAGTCGACGCTGATATCGAAGAACGGGTAACGCGTCTGATACGCCACCGCTGACACGAAGATGAAGACGGGTTCGATCGTCTTCTTTCCCTTCCGTCTCCATATTCCCCGACGAAGCGCGCTGCCTGCCTGCGGTACAAAGTAGCGATTGCGCGCCGGGCCTGCCCGCTTGCGAGAACGCTTCGTTTCCCACTGGTGCGCATCCGGGCCAGCGAACAGCTGAGACAGGATGCTCGTGATGATGCCCGTCGAGACGTTGCCATAGGCGTCGAGCTTCAGGCCGGATGCCGGCACCGCATACTCGTTCGAAGCCATGATGCCCCGCCGAATAAGCCATTTCTCGAAAGCCTTGTGCGGTCTTCCGCCGCCTTCGACTTGCGGCAGCAGATAGTGCTTTCCGCTTCGGTTGCTTTCCTTGAAGTAGATGCCGGCGACCAGATCGCGCCGCGTGCTCGCCTTCAATACGCGCAGGCTGTTCAACGTGTAGCGTGTCGGGCGATCGAAGACGACCGGCAGGACCATGCGATGATGATCGCGCAGATCGTCCACTGTGTCGTTCAATGCTTGCGCCGTCGCATACGGTATCTGGCGGCGGTAGATATCCTCCAGGTTCCGTGTCCACTCGGCAATGTTGCTCTGGAACTCGAATTCCATACCCTTTAGACACGACAAAGCCCGGCTCATCACCGGGCTCTCATCTCTCATCAGGTCATAGCTTTCGCACTGGCCCTGAATCGATGCCTCTTGATCGAGGCTATCAGGGCTGGGGCTGACCGGCGTACCGACCTCGGGATTGCTCCCCGCTTTCTAGGCGTTCTCAGAGGCTCACTTCAGGATCATCAGCTCATCCAGTGCGAGAATGACTCTCACAGTTTTTCGAGCATTGCAAGAGGCATGGTCACCGGCGTCTCGCGCCCGAAGATATTCACCGATACGACCACGTCGCCCTTGCCCTTGCTGTTCGGCGTGATCACTTCCGCATCGAACCCGGAGTAGGCAAACAGCTTGACGCGCACCTTGTCGCCGGCCTTCACCACGATCCCGCAATCCCTCTCCCAGTCATATGCTCCGGCCTTGGCCATTGCCTGAAAACGCTCGACTTCCGAGGCACTTAGCCGCATCGGCTTCTCCGCTCCGCCGAGCACGCCGATCACGTTGTCGACCGCCTTGAACGCCACCAGAACGGACGGGCTCTGGTCGCTCTGCACCAGCACGTAGCCGTAGATCACCGGCTGCATGGTGCCCGGAATGACCCGGTGCCTGCGGCGAAGATCCGGCCCTTTCCGCTGTGGAACGAGCGAGGTTATCCCCAGGACTTCGAGCGCGTCCTGCACGACGAACTCGCGTCCGGTCATCACCCGAAGCGCAAACCACGGCGAATCGGCGTGGATGATTCGCGATGCCATCTCCAGCATTTCGAGCCGCGCCTCCGCCTCCCGCTCGTCGAAGCTCGACCGAGCGCATGTTGCAATTGCCACGCCGTTCATCGCCCTATGCTGCATCATCGCTCGCTCCGTTCCTCGCATCCGCCATGACCGCCAGCGCGGCCATCTTGAAATCTTCAAGACCGTCCGGCCCGCCCTTAGGGAAATAAATCACCGGCATGCCACCCGGATCCGGCCAGAGCGGCCAGCCCCTCCGGACATGCTCCTCGCTCCATTCCTCGTAAACTGTCGAGCCTACCGGAACTGCCTCCATCAGCGGAGACAGAGATCCATAAACCGGAGGTGCAAAGCTGTTGGTCCGCTGCTTCGCCTGGTCGTGCAAGTGATTGACCTCCGGATAGCCGCTTTCAGTCACGCGACGGCGACGCTCCTCCTGCTCGAAGTCGTCTGGAAATACCGGCTGTCCCTGCTCGTCCAGGCCTACACCCTTGCGGGCAAGGAAGTTGCGCGCCCTGTCCTGGCTTATCCGCCTCAGCGCCTCAAACATCGACAGTACCGATGCGTGAAGGTCATCTGGAACGTTGATGTCGCGAGGCCCATCTAGCAGTGACATCATCCGCATTCCCGCCCAAATCGGACCAAACGGAGCGACGTGAACGGATGCCATCGCCTGATCGCGTTTGACCAGCCGCGGAGCAATCGCAGCCACATCGATAAATTTCCGGTCCCGTAGATAGACACCGATCGGTACGGCGTCAGGCTCGCCCTTTCGCTGTCCTGATGTCACTTTTGGGCATGCCGCCAGATAGGCGTCACGCCGCTCCTCGGCCAGCCGCCGCTCATCAGGCGAAAGCGCGATGAATTGCCGGAGGCCCCAATCGCTCGACGATTTCAACACGTTTGGCCATGGGTTGCCGTGCAGCCCGATCTCCAGCGCCTTAAACCTCCGCGCCAGCTCCTTGGGATTTTCTTCTCTTCCCTCGTTCGCGCTCGCGCCTTCTCTCTCCCGTTCTTCAGGAGGTGTTAAACAGGAGGTATTTAACATAGGTGCCGACTCTGGACCGGCAGGGGGTGCCGACTCTGGACCGGCAGGGGGTGCCGGTATACCGGCAGGGGGTGCCTCATCTTCCGCGTCGGAAATAGGACCGCATTCCTCTTCTTCGTCGGCGCGATATGCATCGAAATCATAGCCGGCCGGCGGCGCCGCATCGTAGATCACGCGATACCAGTGCGCGCTGTCGCGGCCGTTCTCGCTCACCACCTCGCGCCGTTCCACCGCGCCGATCTCCACCAGCCGGTTGATCGAGGCCTGCACCGTGGACCGCGCGCAGCCGAGCTGCTCGGCAATCTTCACCTGGCTGCGGCGCGTCCAGCCGTGCCGCCGGTTCGCATTGCGGCCGAGAATGCAGAGCACCTGCAGATCCTTGCCCTTGAGGTCCGGGCAGGTCACCACCCAGCCGGGAATGATCGAGAGCCGCGGTTCGTCAACGTCGCTCATTCCGCCGCCTCCAGGCTCACCAGTTCGCGCCGCACGTTGCATTCGGCGAGCAGCTGCACCATGCGCGGCGGCACGCTATTGCCGACGAGGTGGTATTTCTCGGTCTTGGTCAGCTTGCGCGTCTTCCCGTCGATCGTGATCGTGTCCGGCAGGCTGCCTGGCGCAAAGCCGTGCGCGGCGGCACCCTCCTCCGGCTCCAGCATGCGCATGCCGATGTCGGTGATCACGTATGTCTCGCGGCCGACCTTCACCGTTACCAGCCCGTGCCGGGCCTTGGCCGTCAGTGCGCCGAGCGGATCGGCGAGCGACTGGTCCTGCCCTCCCGTGCCGTAGTAGTGCTGCAGGAATCCGAGGATCAACCCGGCATGGCTGCCGCCGGCGGAAACCGTCGCCAGAGGTTCGCGGGCGTCGCGCCCCGCCTTGTCGGTGCCGCGCAGGTTGAGCATTGACGCGGCGACGACGCCTTGCTGCGAGCCGGTCGAGGTCACCGTCGACAGCGGCTCCTCCAGATCGCGCGCAGGCTGGCCGGGATGCGATCCGGCCGAGTGCTGCGCCATGAATATGGCGGAGACGCCGACCTGCGGCGAGGTCGTGACCGCCGCGAGCGGCTCTTCGATGCTCCGGCCCTTGCGGGCGTGTTTCGTGCCGTCCGCGCGCGGATCGCTGTTGTGCTGGGCGAGGAAGGCCGAGACGAGTGCTGTCTTGCCCTGCCCTTCGGCGACGAAGGTGGGCAACGGCTCTTCGGCGTCGGCGCCGTTGCTTTCGCCAAATTGCCGCTGGAGCGAGGCAGCAATTCCTATCTTCTCTAACTCGTTGCGAACTATCCGCGAATTCCGATCCCACTTGCGTCGATCCTTGGCCGAAAATCGCGCAAGCTCCGGAATCGCCACCATGTTCTCTCCGCCCTTGGCCGTGGTGATCGCGCAAAGCGGCTCGTCGACCGAGCGCGCCTGGTTCGACCCCTTGGTGTGGGTGATCGGCACGATGAACGGCTTCGCCGCCTCGACGACATAGCGCATCACGCCGCGGGCCGTGCGCCGCTTGGTCGCCTCGGCCAGTTCCTTCTTTCGGCCGAAGATCGATTTCACGGGCAACGAGAAGTCGATGATCGTATGCGCGCCGACCCACGGCTTGAGGCCGAGCTTTTTCGCCAGCTTGCGCGGCGCGTGCGTCCGCTCCGGCCATCTGATCTCGCCGCCATCGGCCAGCGCGACCCCGAAGAAGCGCTTGCGGATCGTCGGAATGCCGTAGTCCGCGCAGACGAGCACCCGACCCTCGAACCGGTAGCCGAGGCCGTGCATGTGGGCGAGCCATGCCCGCCAGATGCGGCCCTTGTGCTTCGGGTCCGGGATCAGCCATTGTTCCTGCACCGGCACGCGCTCTCCCTTGGCGGCGACAGAACCGTCGAGCCGCATCACGCGGCCCGTCTTCGGGCAGCGCTTGGCGATCAGCGGCCCCCATGTCTGGATTTCCGGCACGTTTTCGAGCGTGATCGTCTCCGGCCCCACTTGGCCCGCCCAGCGGCACACCACCCATGCAAGCGAGCGCCGACGCCGCGACACCGGCTTGCCGCCCTTGGCGACGGAAAAATGCGTGCAGTCCGGCGAGGCGTGCAGCACCCGGACGCCGCGGCCCCGCGTCGCCTGTTTCGGGCAGACCTCGAAGACGTCGCAGCGCTCGTGCCGCGTATGCGGGTGCCGCACCTGGTGCACGGCGACGGCGACGGGATCATGGTTGATCGCGAGATGAACCGGGAAGCCGGCAAGCTCCAGCCCGTCGCATCCGCCGCCCATGCCGGCGAAGAGAACGACCGTCATGCGATTGTCGAGGGAGAAATTAGCGTTCATCCCTTCGCCCTCCGCTCGGCACTCTCGGCAAGCACCTTCCCCGCCAACATCAGCGTCAGGTTATGGCCGGACATGGTGCCGTGAGACTCCCGCACCGAGCGGCACGCCGTCAGCACCGCGTCGAGATAGTCCGTCGCCTCCGGCCACTGCCGGGCGGCAAAGCGCCGGCGGATCGCCTGCTGGTATGTCATCATCAGCGAGAGCGGCAGGCGGATCAGCCAGTCCGCCCGCGCGCCGTCATCCGTCATCCTATCCAGCTCGTCGAAGATCGGCAGCTTGTCGTTCATCGCCCGCTCCCCCGCTGCCATACGCCGCCATAATCCGCGACGATCGCCCGCACCTCTTCCTCACCGCCGAGATAGACCGGCGGCTGCGACCGTCCGGAAAAGACCGAGAGGAAGAGGCGGCCAGTGCGCGCCACCTCCTCCCGCTCTTCCGCCGAAAGCTGCCAGCAGGAGACGGAGCAATTGCCGTTGGTGAATGTGTGCAGATCGGAGACGGTCTCCTCCTGCCCGGCCGGCGCCTTCAACAGCATGTTGGCGCCCGCGAATGCCACTGCCTCCGCCATTACGCTGCCGCCTTCTCTTCACCCGCCGCGCCGAGGAAACCGCGCGCCCTGTCGATCAGGCCGTCTTCACGGCGCATCGGCATCAGCAGCAGGAGCCGCTTTTCGTCTCCGGTCCGGAAGACGACCGGCGCAAACGGTTCGACCTGGCTCATCGTCACCGCGTCACCACGGATCATGTGCAAGGTCTCGCGCAGGTAGCGCGCATTGAAGACCGCGGAGATCGGCGCACCGTGCGCCGCATGGCGCTCGTCACCGGAAACATCGTCGATGCCCTCCGCCGAGATCGCCACCGCACTGCCGTCGGAAACGACCGCGACCGGCATCACCATGTTTCGCGGCGAAAGCGCCGTCAGCCGGTTGAGCGCGCCCGTGAGTGCCATGCGGTCGAATTCCGCCGCCGGCGCGTCTTGCGGGATCACCCGGCGGACATCCGGATAGGTCCCGTCTATCAGCTTGGCGACGATCCGCATGCCGCCGGCCGCGGCCACGATGCGCAGCCCGGAGCCGGAGATGCCGAGGCTTTCCACCGGCGGCATGCCGGCGAGAAGCTTGGCCGCCTTGGTAAAGATGATCAGGTTGTTGAAGTCGTGCGCATTGACCCCTTCGCAAAGCGCCAGCCGGTGCCCGTCCGTCGTCACCACGTCGTGGCCGAAGAGGCACACCCCGTTCAGGTAATAGCGCGTCTCTTCGCGGCTCGCGAAGGGCAGCACATAGTTGATCGCCTGGCGCAGCGCCTCGCCGTCCACCGGAATCTGTTCCATGGTGTCCGGGAGAGAGAGATGCGGAAAATCCTCCACCTTGACCGACGGAAGGCGATATCGCCCAGCCCGCCCGGCAACCACCGCCGGACCGCCGTCCTCGTCTATGGTGATCGTCAGCGGCTCGTCTCCGGCAAGCACGGAGGTCAGCGCCAGCATCTCGCGGAAGGGCAGCAGCCCCTCGCCTTCGAAGGCGGTCGCCGGAAGCGAGACGGAAAATTCGCAATCGAGGTCCGTCGCCGTCAGGCTCCCACCGGCGCACTTGACCATGTTGAGAACGGGGATCGTGTTCCGCTTTTCCACGACCGGTTTCAGCGCCTTCAGCGCCGTTTTCAGCATGCCTGCATTCGTCTTGATTTTCATGCTACGACTCCTTCGTCCTTGCCGCCGCGTTCCACGGGGCGTCTGCTGAAACACGTTGATTTTGCTTGATCTTCCGGCGGCAGATAGAACCGCTCAACCGGCACGCCGATCCACCGGCAGAGCGCGATTACCTTTCCGGCGCTCACCATCTGCCCGCCCATGGCGCGGGAAAGGTCGGAGGCCGTCACGCCGATCTCGGCGCCGATGGCGCGGATGCCGCGCGTCTCGCCCCGGTGTCGCGCTTTCAGCGCACGGGCGAAGGCCCGCCAGTCGTAATCGGCGCGCGCCGGGTCGCGCCCGTTCTGCAATCCGCTCATCGGTATCCCTCCAGCAAAATTTCCATGGAGACGAGGTCGAAGCCGAGCGCGAACCACAGCCGCTCGGCATGGGCGGCCATCACCGGCTGTCCGCCGGTCATCGCCTGTTGCAGCACGGCTTTCGAGACATGGGCGCGTTTGGCGATCGCCGCCTTTTCCGCCCGCTCGGCATTGCGCCGCGCGATATCCTCCGCCCGCCGCTCCGGCGGAAAGCTCGCCGCCAGATTGCCGGCATGCCGCACCTGGGCGGTGAGGAAGAGGCGCAGCGCATCGGGGGAGAATTCGGGTTTCATGCCTCTCCCCCGTCTTCGAGGCCCCATTCCTTTATCCGCGCGTCGATCCACTTCATGCCGCCGCGCGCGGTGGCCCTGTGCTTGTCGGTGCAGACCGAGGACTTGTCGTCGACGACGCCGGAGAGATTCTGCCGCATTTCGGAGAGCGCGATCCGCAGCGCGTCGGAATAGAGGGTGATCGATCCGCCAGGCCCGCTCGCCCCGCCGCAGAGGCCCTTGATCTCGAATTCCATGGAGATCGCGTGCTTGCCCTCACCGGTGAGCGAGATACAAATTCGCCCGCTTCCGTTCGTGCGCATGCCGCCGATATCGATGCTGACCGGCGCGGTTTTCCCCGGCTTCGGCGGAAGCTTCGGTCCGGCGACATCCTTCCCGCCGTCATCCTCTGGCCTGACCCGAGGATCCACACCATCTCCGGCCCCCGCCTCATATCCCCAGAACGACCAGGTACCCGAAAGCCGCACATCGCCTTCGCCGAGGCTTTCCTTCCGCTGGAAAAGCTCGAGCTTGCGCATGTCCGGCCAGAGCCTTTCGATCTGCTCGGCAAACCAGACCGGCTTGCGGCTATGCTCGCCCTTCTGCTCGCGGAACACCGAATGCGGTTGCGTCCCTTCCATCGGCGCGGGAAAATCGCCGCGCTTTCCGATCAGGAGCAGCTCGTGGCGGTCGCGCACCCAGCGGCCCATGCCGATCGCTTCCTTGTCCCAGACGAGACACGTCACGTAGCCGAATCCCCACGCGCGCAGCACCTCGATCCCGTCGTCGAGCCGGTTTGCCGTGACCCAGAGGAAGAGCAGCGCATCCGGCGTCGCCGGACTGTCTTCCCCGGCGCACAGCGCCTTTATCTCGTCGAGCGGCATGGGCGGATACATCAGCCCTTTGTCCTGCCCCGTCTCGTCGTTCCACGCCTCCTGCTCCCATGGCGGATCGGCATAGAGGATCGGGAAGGCCGCCCGTGGCATCTCGCCCGCCCGCACCTCGCCATGCGCCGCAATCGCGTTGATGATGCCGGTGCGGATCGCCCGCTTCGTCGCCAGTTTGTCGGTGCGGATGACCTTCGATTGCTCCTGCGTCTGCCGGTCTGCATCGAAGAGCGCACGCACATAGACTTCCTGCTCTTCGGCCCGGAGCGTTTTCAGCCGGTCGAGCACGACGCCCTTGTCGTGGCGCGTGCCGCGCAGCATGCGCAGCGCCTTTTCCGAGATCTTTTCGCCGCGCTCGGCGTCGCGCTGGATCGCGCGTTCCGATTGCCCGGTCGCCTCGGCCGTCGCGGCGGTAAAACGCCTCGGATCGTCGCCGTTCAAGTCGCCAACTTGGCGACTTGCCCGCTCCCCGCCGTGGCCGGTTTCCGGGTGCTTCAGCAGGTAGATTTCCTTGCGCCGGAAGACGAAGAGCGCCCGGTCCGCCGGCGTCAGTTCGGCGCGGCAGAGGTTTTCGTCGATCTCCCAGAGTTCGGCGTCGAGGTCGTCCTCGCTGCGCACGATCGCGGCGATCCATTCGCGCCCCAGCTGCCGCATGGCCTCCAGCCGGTGCGCGCCGGCCGTCAGGATCAGCCGCTCCGGATTGTCGCCAGCTGCCCGCACGCGGCGCAGAGAGACGGGCGTGCGCAGGCCGATCTCATCGATCGAAGCCTTGATCGCCGCAACCTCCGCCTCGTCGATCATGCGCAGCCGGAAGCCGACATCGATGTCTGCGATCCGCACGGCCTCCGGGAGATCGTTATTGCCGGTCTTTGCGCTGAATTCGCTCTCCCAGGCCATGGTCATTCCTCGCCGAGCATGCCGAGAGCCGCGAGATATGTGTCGAGGATGCTTTCCTCCTCGCGCCACTTGTCTTCGCCCTTCTTTCGGATGGCGACGATCCGGCGGATCGCCTTGGCGTCGAATCCCATGGCCTTCGCCTCGCCGTAGACGTCCTTGATGAAATCGGCGATCTCGCGCTTTTCCTCCTCCAGCCGTTCGATCCGCTCGACATAGGCGCGCAGTTGGTCGCGCGCGACGTTGGCGACCGGCTCTTCCTTTGCCGGCTCGCGCCTCTTCCGCTCGCCGTCCGATGCCTTCGCGCCGGCGATCTCGCCGGCAATCTCGAATGGATTGAATTCGTCGTCCATCACCGCCCCCATCCGCTTTCGTCGATCAGTGCGCAGACATCGCGCTCCGGCATGCCGAGATGCCGCGCGATCGCATCGGTCGACATCTGCTCCGAAACGAAGAGATGCAGCACGCGCTCTGTCTGCGCCTGCCGCACCAGCAGTTCCCGCCGTGTCTGATGCTCGGAGGCCGCGATCATGGTTGCCCCCTGCGGTAGCTCGCCCAGCCGTCGAGGATCCGCCGCACGGTTGCCCGGTCGACGCCGAGAGAGGCCGCGATCGTCTCGGCGTCCCAAGCGTCCCGCGTCGTCAAGAGCAGCGTGCCACCCACGATCGCGTCGAGATCGCCGTCGGAAATCGGCATGCTCTTTTCCCGCGCGCAGACGGCGGCGAAACCCATGTCGAATACCTGCCCGGCCCAAAGCGAACTGGACAGGCCGCGCTCGCGCGCCTGCCTGTCTATGGTCGTCTTCGCCCTGTCGGTAATGCTGATCGTCACGCCGACGAGCCGCATGGGCACCCGCGCCATCGCCTCAATCCCCCTCGCCGACGAGCCTGAGCGCCGCCGCCGCGCCGCCCTTGGCCTTGATTGCGGCGAGCGTCGCGCGAAGCTCGCTGGTCGCCATCTGCAGCCCGGCGCACACGCGGTCCACGGTCTGCGCTTCGGCGGGCGTGACCTTGCCGTCGGCGATGGCGACCGCCATGCCGTTTGCAAGCTCCGCCGCCTGGCGCATCAGCTCGGCATGGGCCGAGAGCACGGAGACATCCGCTGCCCGCTCCGCATCCGGGTCGGTCAGCCGCCGGCCGTTCGTCTCGGCCATCACCGCCGTCACCAGCGGATGGCCGGTGTCCGCCTCCAGCGCCACGATCACCGAGACGGGCATCAGCTCGCCGTCGGTCGGGCTGTTCATGCGGCCGATATGGCTCTTCGAAACGGAAGTCAGCTCGGCGGCGCGCTCTATCCCGCCCGCGAGCTTGATCAGGTCGCGCTGCGCGGCCTTGACCCGGTGAAACCATGCGTCTGTGACGGACATTGCGGCATTCCTCCGAAGACAAAAACATTTCCCGCGCCGGGAAAACCCGGCGTCGTTTCCCGTGGCGGGAATGAGCGGAATTTCTGAAAGTCAGGCCGTCACATCACGGAGGCCCGCATGCATATCCAGGCAAAGACCGATGAACCGCCCCGCCCTTTCCGGACCGCACCCATACAGGCCGACCGGCCGTCCGAGCACACCGTTTCCGGACGGCACCCATACAGGCCGACCGGCCGTCGCGGATCGTTCCGCGCCCAATCCGGGGCAATGGCCGGAGCGAAGGCCGAAGGCCGACAGCGTGAGGACAAAAAGAACCCCGCCCCGTCATTCCGCGGCCTCCCGGGTGATCACGGGCCGCGGCACGCCGGCGGGCCATTCGGTCGCGGCGGGGGCAATCGTTTCCGAATATGCCTTGACCATTTCGGCCACCGACACAGCCCCGCCTGTTGCACGCTCGATCATCGACAGCGAGTTTCGACGCGGAAGAACCTTCTTACTTTCCCATCTCGAAACGACGCCCTTCGTTACGCCCAAGCGCCTCGCAATGTCTTCGAGCGTCAGGTCGTTCTCTCGGCGGTATCTGGTCAGAGGGTGTTCCATGGGCGCGATTAGTTGCACGTTATGCAACATTTGGCAAGGCAGATTGTTGCATCTTGCGACGACGAATGCGCCGATCCGCACTGGTACACTTGCATCATGAGCAATGTCACCATCATCCACCAGAGCAAGACTCCGCCCCGGATCCACTTCATCCCTGAGTGGGCAGAGAGGCGCAATCTCAAACAGGCCGACATCGTCGCGCTCACAGGCGCCGACAAAGGCCTTGTATCACGGTGGTTTAAAGGGGTTTTACCAAAACAGAACTATCTGGATATGCTGGCCAGCATATTCGAAATCGATGTCGCATCTCTATTCAGACACCCGGACGACGACTGGCTTGCCCAGTTCTTCCGAGATCGAACGGAGGCGGAACGGGACAAGGCGATTGAAATGCTCAAGGTCATGTTCGAAATTCGCGAGCCGCCGAAACCGGCAAAAGACGTGCGAAAATAATCAGGGCCGGCCACCGAATGGTAGCCAGTCGATCGATTCGCAAAGCGTTCGATGTGCTTTTATCGCCTCCCCTACGGCGCGAAGCGAAAATCTTGATTGAGAGTCCATCCGCTCTGCAACGATAGCACATAGCGTCGCCTCGTCGCCCAGGGCGGGAAAGTACATCGCCCGCCGCCTGAGCGAAGCATCGAGAAATGACAGACCGTGATCCAGAGATAATGCTTTGTAACGAGCGCTGTATGAGGTGGGAGCCTCTCTAAGTGCTCTCGCCCTCACGTGCAGGGCCAGCAATCCTATCATGTACGCTTGATCGAGCAGCAACGACACGTTTTCCAGAGGCTTGCCGTGGGGCCGCTCAATTGCCGCAAGGCATATCATTGCCTCGTCGCTATATCTGAACAGCTCATCGTATATGGCCGAGATCGGGTACCGCGCCGAGAGCCTGCCCATCTCCTGAGATACAGCTTCCTCTAGCGATCTCATTGTTCGCCCCTTTATGAAATCCCCTCCATCACTATAGCGCCAGATTGAAAAACAACAATCAATTCAACCGGATGCATGCAATGCATCCGGTTGCTGCATTTTATGCAACTTTCCGATCTTTACAAAAGTTGCATATTGTGCAACTTTTCCCCACATCCCGCCTCCCCCTGACCTCCCAGGGCGGGATGACCGCAAGCCCCCGCCGCCGGTGCCGCTAACCCTGTTCGCCGGCGGCGGGCGGTCGAGGGGAGGATCGCAACGAGACGAGTGGATGACGCCCATGCCTGCAAGAAAGCACACCGAGACCAGCACCATCGCCGAACGGATGGCGAATTTCGCAATCGAGACCGGCGAGGGCATGACCCGCCTCGACCTCAAGCGCCAGGGCTTCACCGAGGAAGAGATCGAAGCCTTCTCCCACGAAGCCGCGATCATCGTCGCCGAGCGCTCCACCCGCCGCGTCGCCTGAGGCATCCGCTCCGGTTTCCGCAGCCTCCCCGCTGCGGTTTCCCGAACGGATGGGCCGTTCCTTGAAGGAGAGACAGATGACACGCAAATTGCAGATCGTCGTGGCGGATCGCGGCTGGGTCTATATCGGCTACGTCGAAAAGACCGATGACGGAATCCACATCGCGGAGGCGAAGAGCATTCGCCGCTGGGGCACGAGTTCCGGCCTCGGACAGCTGGCGCTTTCCGGCCCGCAGGATGCGACGAAGCTCGATGAGTACGGCTCCGTCCATGTTCCAGACCGCGCGATTGTCTCGCTGATCGATGTTCATGCGACGAGCGCGTGGGCGGCGCACTTTTCCGCGTCCGCGGTCGCGGCCTGAGGTGCGGATATGGCGAACATATCCGGCACGACCGCCACCGGCATGAAAGCCGGCGGAGCGGAAGGCGCGCCCTTGGTTTCCTCGGGGATGATCCCCGAAACACAGGAAACGCAACGGTGGCAGCATCCGGCGACGGCTGACGGCTACGGCGACGGCTACGGCGACGGCTACGGCGACGGCTACGGCGACGGCTACGGCTACGGCGACGGCTACGGCGACGGCTACGGCGACGGCTACGGCTACGGCTACGGCGACGGCTACGGCTACGGCGACGGCTACGGCTACGGCTACGGCTACGGCGACGGCTACGGCTACGGCGACGGCAACGGCTACGGCTACGGCGACGGCAACGGCGACGGCAACGGCGGCTGGTGATCCTCACCGGCATGGCGGAGCCATGGGAATTTCAAAAGAACGGAATTTTTCCGCTCCGGTTTCCGCAGCCTCCCCGCTGCGGTTTCCCGAACGGATGAAGGAGGCAAATCATGCTCCGCTCGCAGTCCATCGCATTTTCCGCCCGCCCGCCACGCGCCCGGATGCGCCTTCGCGCGCTCGGCCTCTATCTCCGCCGGCCGGATATCGAGCTTGCCGCCGCGGGCGCCGTGGCACTCGCCCTCGGCTTCTTCGCCGCAACGCAGATCTGAGGCGAGCACCATGGCCACCCTCACCATCCACATCGACGAGGCGACCGAGGCGCGGTTGCGCCAGATCGCCGAGGAATGCGGCTTTCGCGAAATCCAGGCGCTGGCGGAATACGCCGTCGCAGATGCAGCGCGGGACTATTTCGCGCCGAAGCACCGCGCGGACCGCGATCCGGTCCGGCAGGAGGCACACCATGTCCCCGCTCATTGAGGCGCTCACGGTTGCCGCGAGCCACCCCGGCGCCGTCATCGCCGCATCCGTGACAGGCGCGGCGCTCGCCACCGCCGGCTATTTCGGCTTCCGCATCGTCCACGACAGCCGCAATGCACCGCGCGTCGCCGCAGCCGAACTGCGCTGCGTGGAAGCACAGGCGGCGATTTCCTACGCCATCACCCTGCCGGTCTTCGACGCGCGCAAGTTCATGAACACCTTTCTCCACGGCGATCCCCGCATGGTCGCGAACCTCTGGCCGGACTGGCCGGACTGGCGCGACCGCTATGTCGCCATCGAGATGGACACCAGGCTCTAGACGAGGACAGATCAGATGCCAGCGCCTCACCTCTGTACCATCCTGCCATTCCCAGCCCGCCGCGCGCACGCGCGGCCCGTTCTGCCGCCGGTGGACGAATTCGCCGTCGAGCAGCTCGGCCACGCCGAGGATCACCTCGCCGTCATCACCGCAGATATCGAGGTCGCGCGGGAAAGCGCGCTCTCTGGCATCCGCGTCGATGGCCTCGGCGGCGTGCGCAGCGGCCGCACGCTCCTCTGGGCCTGCCGGCTCGTGCTGACCCTCGTCAACCTCCGCGGCAACCCGGAGGAGGACCACGATCTTTCCCGAGCCGCCCGCGCATGGCTGCAGAGAAGGGGGCACGCGAATGGCTGAGACGAGGAAAACATCCGCGCCGGCGCTCATCCCCTTCCGGGTGCATTTCGCCGGCGGCGACAAGATCGACGTCATTGGCGCCAACACCGCCGATGTCCGCCGCAAGGTCGAGAGACAGTCGGCCCAGAAGATCGAGAAAATCAAGCGCGTCAGGGAGAATGACTGATGGTCGAGGTAATTCCGGTTGCGGAGTTCCACCGCAGGCTCAATGCGCAGGGCGTATCGGGCAGGCAGCATTTTGCACTCAGGTGCCCGATGTGCGGCACGGTCCAGTCGGCCACGAGCCTGATCAAGGCAGAGGCAGGCAGTGATTTTTACGAGGTCGAAAAGTATCTCGGCTTCTCCTGCGTCGGCCGCTTCACCGGCGCCGGATATCCGAGAGAGAAGCCGGATGGCGAGCCGTGCAACTGGACGCTCGGCGGCATGTTCACGCTGCACACCCTCGAGGTCGAAACCGTAGACGGCAAGAGGCATCCGCGCTTCGAGGTGGCAACGCCCGAAGAAGCGCAGGCCCTGGAGGCATCCCATGGCTGACGGCACCAAGATCGAATGGACCGATGCGACGTGGAACCCGATTACCGGCTGTTCCGTCGTCTCTCCCGGCTGCACCAACTGCTACGCGATGAAACTCGCCGGCACGCGGCTGAAGAACCACCCGAGCCGCAAGGGCCTGACGAAGGATACCAAGGCCGGCCCCGTCTGGACCGGCGAAGTGCGCTTCAACGCTGAATGGCTCGACCAGCCGCTGCGCTGGACGAAACCGCGGATGATCTTCGTTTGCGCCCATGGCGACCTCTTCGCCGAGGGCGTTCCGGACGAATGGATCGACCAGGTCTTCGCCGTCATGGCGCTCTGCCCGCAGCATACGTTTCAGGTGCTGACCAAGCGTCCGGAGCGGATGCGGGAGTATCTGCGTGGCGATGAGAACGCGTCAAACGATGAAGCCCATCAGCCGCATCAGCGTATTTTGAATGCGGCCTACAAGATCATCGGCAACCCAGGGCGGTTTTCGCCAGTTGCCTTGCATCTGAGAAGTCTTTGCGAGGCCAGCGAACCGCCGTTGCCACTGCCCAATGTCTGGCTCGGCGTCTCGGTCGAGGACCAGCGCCGGGCCGAAGAGCGCATCCCAATCCTGCTCGATACCCCCGCCGCGATCCGATGGATCAGCGCCGAGCCTCTGCTTGGGCCGGTTGACCTTGTTACATTTCTCGGCGGAACATTAAGGATTGGTAAGATTGCCATCAAGGTTCCGGCGGTACGCATCGACTGGGTCGTCGCCGGCGGCGAGAGCGGGCCTGGCGCCCGTCCCATGCATCCGGACTGGGCCCGGTCGCTCCGCGAGCAATGCGCCGCAGCCGGCGTGCCGCTCCTCTTCAAACAGTGGGGCGAGTGGCGCGAGGCGCAAGAGGGGGATCGCTTCGACACCTCCAAAGGACGGATGCAAAGCCCCCCGGCCTTTATCGTCAGCCCGCGCGACGGAACGGTCCATTGCTTCCTTCCCGCCGATCACGATGACCGTTTCAGGGTCATGCTCGAAGTCGGAAAACGCCGCGCCGGCCGGCTGCTCGATGGCGTCGAGCACAACGGCTACCCGGAGCCTCGCCATGCTTAACATCGCCATCACCCTCCAGCCGGCCCTTGCCGAGACGCTCCAGCGGGCCGCGCACCGCCACGGCATCAACCGCTGCCAGGTCATCCGCGAGGCGCTGCAGCTCTGGCTCCAGCTCGATGGCGTCATGACCGAGGGCAAGCGCTTCCTCGTCGCCGGCGACGGCGAGGAAAAGGAAATCCTGCTCGTCGGCCTCACCCCCGCAATACGCCCCGGCCGTCAGGAGAAGCAGAAATGACGAGAAGCGACGCGATTGAACGAGTACCGGAGCTTACGCCAGCACAGAAGGAAATCGCCTTGCTGCATATCGCGGCATCCATGGGCGGAACCTTTGATAGCAGCGATGAACCGTGGAACTGGCTGAACTGGTTTTGCGATGACGCAGGTAACGAAACCGACACGTTCAATCGCTGCAACGAAAAAGGATGGTTATTCACCACTCACGACAGCGACAACGACACCAGCCGCACCGTTCTGACGACCGCAGGGCGCGCTGCGCTGGAACGCTCTCTGCCCGCCGCCACTGCCGTCGAAGCCCCGAACAGTCAGCCCTTGGTGACGCACATTCGGCCGGCGCGGGACGGAGATCCCATTTGCTACGCGTGGCAGGTTTGCGCCGGCGGCGAGGAAGGTGCCGTTCCAGTCTACGAAGACAAGAACGGCCGACATATCGTTGACATGACGGACATCCGGGATTTCCGCAAGCGCATTGCCTCGGCGATCTTCGATCCCGGCGCGACCGAGGGTCTAAAGGGCGATCGTGACCTGACGACATGGCAGACGGACGCCGTGATGCGCATGCTCGGCGTGAACATCGACAGGATCGCGGAGGGATTGGACAATGGCTGATCTTCTGCCCTGCCCGTTCTGCGGCGGTGAAGCCGAGCAAGATTTCCAGCAGGCGTATCGCGCCATGCAGACCGGTCGCATCGACCATGGCGATGCGGTCTACTGCACAGGGTGCAACGCCAACATGATCATGTGCCGTGGCGATCATCCGGAGCTTTCCGACGATGAACGCATGGCGGTCATGGTAGAAGACTGGAACCGCCGCACGCCAACCCCACAAAGGCATAAGCCGTCGCCGGGAAATCAGACCATAACCGGAGAGACGGCCAGGGGGGAGCGTTGCGAACTCCCCCCGCCCCAATCGAATGTGATGTCGCCACACGCCTTTGAGCCAACCGCCGGAGATGGGTGCGGTGTCTGCGGTCGTGGCCCGAACTACACGGCCCACCATCCGGCCGGCGCGCAGCATGTGCCGTGCCCCTGTACGCTGATAGAGCAGGACGAGGATTGTCCCGTTGGTTACCCGTCGATGATCTGCGGCATATGTGAAGGCAGGGGCCACGCAACGCCGGAAAAGGTCACAGCACTAGCCTGCGAGATGATCAAGATTGCCTGCGATCTGGGCGAGCCGGAAGATCCGTTTGCCGCATGGGAGAGCATCGCTCTCATCAAGAGTCAGCATGAGCAGATGCGGAAGGCGCTCGCTGTCGCTGATCAGTTCATCACCAACGGCATAGAGCTTGGTTACATCCGCATGCCTGATCCTGATAGCAATGACTCAGCGTTGCTGACGCCGGGCATCGTCCGCGCCGCCCTCGCCATAACGGGGGCCCCATGACCCTCGACGAGGCGCGCGCGATCTACAAGCGGGCCGAGGTGACGGCCGGGCTCGCCGCGGCCGAATGGGTGCGGCTGTACGACGCAGGGGTCGGCAAGTCGCAGGTCGGCGCCCGTGATGCCATGACCGGCGAGGTGCAGGTGCTGGCGACCGTCGAGCGCGGATGCGCCTATGACGACGAGGAGCTGCTGTTCAACGCGCCCGTCTTCCTCCGCGCCGTGCTGACGGTCGCCGAGGCGGCCTTCGAGGTCATCCGCCGCCAGAAGCGGGAGCTGGAGGCGTTGCAGGCGAAGAAGGAGAAAGCGAGCCTCGCCCAGCAATGCGCCATCGCCTGCGGCGACGCGGCCTTCCTGCGATGGCTCTTCGAGGTCCACGGCGTCGACACGGCAGACCGCATCCGCGTCACGACCCGCGTGCGCACCATGCTCGCCGTCCAGTCGCGCGCCGAACTCGACACGGATCCGCAAGCCGCCGCCCGCTGGCGCGGCATGTGGGCGGAATTTCAGGCGTGGAGGCGCGCGCGATGATGCGATCGCAACGGCAGGATACGATCCTCTATCCGCCTCGCGGGCTGTGCCGGGAGGAGGCCGCGCGCTACATCGGCGTCGGAACGACGAAGTTCGACCAGATGGTCAGCGATCGCCGCATGCCACGGCCGAAGCGGGTCGACGGGCGCGTATTGTGGGACCGCATCGCGCTCGACGCTGCATTCTCCGAGCTGCCGGATGACGGCGGAAACCCGATCGACGAGCTCTTGTCACGCCGGGATCGTCGCGCATAAGGTGCGGCATGGCCAGCGACGAAGAAAAGCGCCCTTATCTTTCGAGCTTCACGGACCGCCACGGGACGACCCGCTGGCGGTTTCGCCGCGCGCGCAAGACGATCTCGATTCCAGGACATCCTGGAGAACCTGAATTCGAGGAGAGATACCAGGCGGCGGTGGAAGGCCGGGAGCCGCGAAAGGCGAAGGTCGTCGCCATGCCTGGCGCCGTTCCGCCGGAAAGTTTCAAGGCGGCGTGGCGCAAGGTGCAGCGCAGCCCTGAATGGCTGGCATTCGACCCTGCGACCCACGCGAAGAACATTCGCCTTGCGGAGGAATTCCTGCACCTGCGGATCATCGAGGACGATCCGGCCATCTGGGGCGACATGCGCGTAAAGGACATGAAGCGCCGGCACGTGAAGGAAGTCATCGCCCGTTTCAGCGCCACGCCGCATAAGGCGAAACACATGCTGGTGACCATCCGCAAGATGATCACGGTTGCGCTCGATGAGGAATGGATAGAGACGGACCCTACATGGAAGCTGAGCTATCGGCCGGAATATGTCGGATGGCGGGCGTGGACGGATACGGAGCGCGCCATGTTCGAAGCGCGCTGGCCGATCGGCACCACGCCGCGCACGGCCTATGGGCTGGGGCTGTGGCTTGGCAACCGGAGGTCGGATGTCGCACGGATCCGCTGGGACTGGATTGACTTCAAGCGGGGAACGGCGACGATCGAGCAGAAGAAGGGCGGCAAGGTCCTGGTGCTGCCGCTGACGCCGATGATCGTCGAGATACTTTCGGCGGTGGAACGCAAGGACGACGTCGTCCTCGTGACGGCCTACGGAAAGCCGTTCTCGGAAAAATCCCTGACGGGCCGCATGGCCGACTGGACGCATAGCGCCGGCCTGCCGAAGGGCTGCACGCTGCACGGCCTGAGAAAGACGCTCGGAAAGATGCTGGCGGAGACGGGAGCCTCGACACGCCAGCTTATGGAAACCCTCGGCCACGACGATATCCAGCACGCCGAACTCTATAGCCGCGCCGCCGAGCAGGAGCGACTCGCGCGCGACGGCATGACGAAAGTCACGCGGCGCTACCACGTCAAAAAACAGCGTGGCTAACCGACTGGCTAACCGCGCTGGCTAACGCAAATCCAAGCGCTTGATAACAAAGAATATTTGGTGGGCCCGGAGGGACTCGAACCCCCAACCAAGCGGTTATGAGCCGCCGGCTCTGACCATTGAGCTACAGGCCCGGCGCCAGGCGCCGCCGGCGGCAATGGTCCCCGCCGGCTAGGTCCGCTCTAACGCAATTCGGTGGAGGCGACAAGCCATTGCCGCAATGGCTACACAATCACCCGCCATCACGCTATGCGAAGGGACCGATCAACCAGAGGACTAGACGATGACGAGCCGTATCCTGCCTTCCCTCGCCTTCGCGGCGCTCGCCTGCGCCACCACGCTTTCCCCCGTCGCCGCTTTCGCCGATGAGGAAAAGCTGCGCGAAGCCACCATCATCGTTTCCGGCGAAGGCGAGGCGAAACTGGCGCCCGATCTCGCGGTCCTTTCCTTGAGCGTCCTACGCGAGGCGCCGACCGCCGCCGAGGCGCTCGCCGCCAACACCGAGGCGATGGGCAAGGTCATCGCCGAGCTGAAGGCCGGCGGCATCGAGGCGCGCGACCTGCAGACCCGGGATTTCTCCGTGATGCCGCGCTACCGCGACCGCAACGACGATGAGCAGATCCGCGAGCCGGAGATCATCGGCTATGCGGTAACCAACGGGCTGACGGTGCGGGTCCGCGATCTCGGCAAGCTCGGCGCGATCATCGACCAGTCGGTGCGGCTCGGCGTCAACCAGGGCGGCAGCATCGTCTTCACCAACGACAAGCCAGATGCCGCGATCAGCGAAGCCCGCAAGGCCGCCGCCGCCGAGGCGATCGCCAAGGCGAAGACGCTTGCCGAAGCCGCCGGCGTGACGCTCGGCCGCGTGGTGGAGATCAGCGAGAACTTCGCCCGGCCGATGCCGCAACCGATGTTCCGCGCCGCCATGGAGAAGGACATGATCGCCGGGGCACCGGCACCGATCGAGGCCGGCGAGAACAGCTACAGCGTGACCGTCAACATCACCTACGCGATCAAGCAGTAGACCGGAAAAATGCGAACGGCCGCCCCTGCCCGGACCTGACCCGGGGCAGGAGCGGCCGGCGCCCCCAGCGGTGCGGGCGCGCGATCAGTAGCGGGTGATCGGGCAGCCACGCACGTTGGCGAAGACCATCCGGTCGCGTTCGCCGTAGCGATAGCCGGAGACGACCACACTGCGCTGTGTCACCCGCCGGACATGGGCATGGCGAAGGCCGTTCCAGCGGGCCTTTTCCACCGCGCGGCGGGGATTGCAGGGCCGGTACTGGCGCCGCTCGTAACGGTCGTGGCTATGATGGCGCTCGTAGCGGTCACGGGAATCGCGCCAGCCGTAACGCTCGCCGGGATAGTAGCCGGGTTCGCCGATATAGATGCCGACGCCGAAATCCGCGCCTGCTGCGGCGGAACCGGCCGTCGCAGAAACCGCGCCGAGGGCGATGAGGGCCGCAAGCCCTGCCTTTGCGAGAATGTTGCGCAT